ATGGTAGTCTATGTGACTGGCAATTTAACTTTTTCTGATAGTACATCTCTTATTTCGATGAATGCACGTGGAGGAAATACAAGTGCTTCAGGCGCTAATATTTCAAGTTTTAATGTACCGATTGCGAGCAATCTATATTATGGAATTTCTCCAAATATAAATCCAACAATTCAATCGGTGGGTGCTGCAGGAGGTGCAGTTTCGCTTGGTGGAAGTGGCAATAATGGCGCCAATGCTACTGCATCGCTAAATGGTAGCATTTTGTATACAGGTGGAGGAGGTAGCGGACTTGCAGATGTTGATGGTGGAACTAGTGGAGCAGGAGGTGCTGGAAGTCCTTTTTCAGGTGGTACAGGGGGTGGTTCAGCTGCTAAAGGTGAGATTGCTCCAGCGAATGCTTCTTCACTTGGTGGAACAGGTGGTTCTGGAAGTAGTGGAGCTACTGTGGGTGGAACAGGAAATCCTGGTGGACTTGGAGATAATGGAGGTCCATCAGGTCTTAATGGTTTTGATGGAACAGGTGGAATTCTTATTGTTATTGCTGAAGGGACTTTTGTAACGGATGGCTTATCACCTAATATACAAGCATGTGGAATAAATGGAACAAATCTTGGTTTACAGGCAAGTGGAGCCTCAGGTGGTGGTATTATTGCATTAATACAATCTTCAACTAGTGGTACTTTCCCAGATACACAACCATATGGTGGTACTGGTGGTGAAGCATCTTTTGGTTTCAATACTGGTGGTATGGGTGGTAATGGTAGTGCTTATAATTATGGTATTAATAGTTAATTTACATAGGATAAAGACTTCAAACGAGTCTCTTAATAGAATGGCATCAAGGCCTCGCGGCGATATAACAACCCTAATCGATTTGGCTACCCGTGATAGTCAAGACGATTATTTCACGCCGCTCAACTCTGAGACAACATGGTTCGCACGTGATCAGGAACGGCGCAATCGCCCTTTTGTTCCTGCTGTCCAGACCTTTGCCTTCCGTGGTCCCGCCGCCTTCGGTCAACGCTTCTCCTTTGATGTCGGCTCCATTGCCTGTGGCGACCTCCTCTTTGGTGTCTTTCTACAAGTGAAACTCGGCCACTGGTTTGACCCGACCACTGTCCTCCGTATCCTATCTGGACGCTACCAATATGCGGATCCAAGTGGTGCCTGGTTCTATGCAAACTCCATTGGTACTGTGTTAGTTGAAAAGGCGGAGCTCGAAATTGAAGACCAGATCATTGAAACCATTAACGGCGATTTTACATTCACGGCGGGCCGTGTAATGGCCGATACGAATGCACAGGTTGGAATCAATGTAGACGGCACTGGATTCTCAAATCTCGCTCGCTTGAAGGGCTGGAATCCGAATCGTGTCTTTCCCACAGAAGGAGGAAAACTCATGATACCTTTGACCTTCTTCTTCAGTCGTGCGAAACTCAAAGAGGCCTTTCCACTGATTGCGTGCCGTGAAGGAACGGTTCGAATCCATATCACTCTACGGCCCTTTGTAGATTGTGTACGAGTTGCGAATGGACTCCGTTCCTCCTGTACAAGCACACCATTGGGAGAGACGTTCAGTTTTATTGATAATGGATTTCCCTTCCGACCCACCATTCAAATCACGGCTGCAGGCGATCCACCCGCCTTTGAAGATTTCAAGTTGGTCACCTATGGAGCCTATATAACCGGTCTCATACGTGAACGCATGCTCTATACCCCGTTTGAAATGCTCTATCGTGGAGTTCAGACGTTCACTTTTTCCGAGCCTATGAAATATCTAGTGAACAAATCAGTTGGCGATACAATTACTGTACAGTTGCCACTGGAAGCGAATCATCCTATGGAGGAGATTATCTGGTTTGTTCGGCGGAAGGCAGCCATCATTGAAAACAATGAATGGACGAATTATACATCTGTAATCAGTGCTGAATATGACCCCATATTCAATCCACCGAAGCCGTTTGTAGTTTCTGCGATTCTACAAGTGAATGGAATTGAACTGATTCGCGCAGAGGAGGAGTATTTCCGTCAACTCTTGAGCCGGCATCATCTTGGAGGAATCACTTCGTATAGTTCCTATATCTATGGCTATCCTATTGCGAGAAAACCGTCAGATCACCAGCCGACTGGAACTCTGAATGCATCGCGAGCACAGAGTGTGCGCTTGACGCTCACCGTGAGCCCACCTGGTGGAGTGTATAATCAAGAATGGGAAGTGGTGGTCTATGTTCTTGGTCTACGTTGGCTCCGTTTCGAGAACGGCATTGGCAATCAGATGTTTGATAGTTAAATAGGAAAAATTTGAACTTGTATAGTGGTCCCATAGTACGTATCACAAAATGGCCACTCCTCGTCGCTTCAACAAGTATCCAAATCGTGTTGATAAGGAGCCAAAATGTGCACATGCCTTTGCAAAGACTCTCTTTGAAAATGAAGGTGCAAAGTTTGAGAATAACTCTCTTACAAACTCAGGCTGGGCGCATATTCATGTCGCCTTTATCGTGAAGCGTGGCAAGATTCTTGCGGAGGCCTGTAATCAGTTCGGCGCTCGTCATATGGGCTGTGGCTATTCAGATTGGAGTATTCATGCTGAGCGGGCAGTTGTCAAGAAGATTGGTAATACTGATTTGCTTCGTGGAGCGGACATGTATGTGTTTCGTATGGGTCGTACACCACAGAGTCGCTTCTCACAACCGTGTCAGTCATGCGAGGTCTTCTTGAAGAAGTGTATGAAGGAGTATGGCCTGCGGTTTGTCTTCTATTCTATCTAACGGGTTCATAGATAGATGGTCGCGTCACTCCTCAAAATTCTCCAATCTGGAATTCAAGATGTGCGACTCCTGGCTCCAAAGGGTCAGCCAAAAATCGATTTTTTTAAGAAGGTTTTTATCAAGGCCGGCAGATTTACAACGCAGTGGTCGCGAATTGATTTCGACCAAATTCCGGATTTTGGAAAGTCGGCGACCATCACATTGCCACGACAGGGACATTTAATTAGCCGTATCTATCTCATTGTGAATCTGCCCGATATTGTAGGAGCGCAACTCGCTGCTCAGGCCGCCGCGACTGCCGCTGGACAGACTCTATTAGGACCGACCTTCGGCTGGACCAATTCTCTTGGCCATGTACTTGTCAGCAGTGCACAGATCGATATTGGAGGAAGTCGCACGGAAGTGCTTGATTCTCAGTTACTTGAAGTTCTTGATGAGTTTCGTACACCTCTGGAGAAGGTTACATCGGTAAATCGACTCATAGAACGGTACGATAATGGCTTTACAAAGAGAACAATCGGTTGGGATCCGAGGAAGCGCCCAGCACAAGTGGCTGTGCCGCTGCCATTTTGGTTCAGCCGAGGAGATGCTGGAGCCTTCTTGCCAATTGACGCAATCAGTACAGATTCTGTGCGGCTCACGATTAACTTTGCGCCTATTGCGGATACTTATGTAAGTGATGTCATAACGGATCCGACAATTGCACTTCAATTGGGCAAAGTCTATCCGCCCATTCTGGGCTCACCGTTCTATGTGGCAAATCCTGCAGGTACATTTACGTATGGCGGACAAGCGGCATCGATTCTTCCTGGAATCACTATGCCCCTCATACAATCATTTGGAGATACATACTTAATGGCGGAATACATCTATCTCGACAAGGCTGAAGCGAATCGCTTCCGTCTTGCTGATATTTTACTGCCGATTCCTCAGCACTATAAGATTGAACCGTATGATACACAGAATTTTCCTAAAGTCTCCGTTCCTCTTCGTATTCCCAACCCTACACGTGATCTTTTCTTTTATGCTGGGCGATATGAGGCCCCTAGTTATAATGCTCCTTTCTTGGCAACACGTGATCTGAGTGGTTTCGATTGTACTGTTGCACCTTGGTGGCCTGATGCGAGTGGTCTGAATGCCGCGTATTTTACAGGTGACTATGTACCTGGATATAGCACACGAGACTCAGATCCTATTAGTGATATTGCGTTTATCTATGAAGGTCGACTTGTGCGATATGGTACAGAGGTCTCCTCGCTCTTTCGTACAATTCTGCCGAGCATCAATCAGAGAAAATCACCGTGGCTCAATCGATATTACTACAATTTACCGTTTGGTGTTATGAATGGATTTATGGCACCGAGTCAACCGTCTGGTGAGGCTAATCTTGACAAGATTCGACGAATCGACCTTGAGCTCACAATGGCCCCTGGTCGTGGCTGTACAACGGGTACGGGTGTAGAGAGATTCTGGATTTATATTTGGGCTGAGACGTATAACATCTTTCGTATCTATGGTGGTCGTGCGGCACTTATGTTCGCCTACTAAGCGTAGCGCAATAGGCTGTGTGACCGCAAGGGAGTTCGCCTACTAAACGCAGTTTAGAAGGCTGTGCGCTTAAGTTCGCCTATTAAGCGTAGCGCAAGGGGCTATATAAAATAAATCTAGATGTTCAATATAGTAACAAAAATTTGATTTTATTTATTGCCTTAGGATACGTATAAAATGTTTAGACGCATTATTAATTATTTGCGTGGTAGGACTTCACCACCTCTAGGACGATGGTGTCTTAAGGATAAGAGTAAAAACGACTGGAAAATTGACACTGCTAATACAGATCACTGTGGTACCTGTGCATATGAAGAGAGTAGGCCTCTTCCTAAGATAAAATTACACGAGGGCTTATCATATCTTCCCAAAGAAAACGAAAAAATCTCTAAGAATTAACTTATGCTTTATTTAGTTTTAGAATGACACACGGCGGTGTGTATCATTATATCCATCTGTGATACATCTACCGGTCAGTATACATATGAGAACACTCATAATCGCCGTAATGGTAAATACCGCAGTTCTGAAAAGTAGCTCAACGAGTAGGAGGATCATTTTGTTACATAAATAATAGGGAAAATCTATTTTCAAATTTTTTTACTTGAGAAAACAAAAAAATTTGAAATTATATGTAGTGAATTTAAACTATAATTCTACCATGGCGCAACCCAATTACGAACAAATGAATCAGCAAATTGCCTTTATTGAGAATTCAATGGAGAGGGCATCGAGTCTTTACTCTGATATTCTTCAGTCAGAGGACGGAGTACCCTTTGAATCCTATACCGATTTACATGAAGTCTATTCTGAAAT